GGAACTTTTATATCCACCACCAATTGTATTTTTGTGAGGATCTAACATCGGCGTCCAGTGTAGGGTTTCCCAGGCCCGTACTGACACTCCCTGCCTCATAGTATCCTCAATTTTTGTGTTCCTTTGCCGAGTGCTATATATGTACATATATACAAATAAAGCTGATGTTGCTAACCAACAACCTAGTCAACAACAGTGTAACCTGGTTCTCGATCTAGACCAGGCATATCCCTAATGAACAAACGATTAAATCTTTGTTCTACGAGAGCTTCTCTCTCCTGGATGTACTCAGGCGGAAGCGTTGTTAAGGATGGCTCATTGATAAAATCCCTATCAAAATAAGGATCTGCAAGATGTGACTGTTCTATCACGAAAGATGTTTTCCACATTGCTCGAGTGGTTGGAGATACTCCTACTGCTCTTTGCGAAAACACTGCTGCTGAAGCAAACGAGTAAAGATCCCATGGTATAGGATCTGTGTAGTCACTATCAGGACCCTCGGTAGAAAGGATCCATGCTGTAGGGTCAGACCCGATATAGGAGCGACTAGTCTCAAAACATCCATAAGAGATGTCAACATCACCCGTGGAGGGACATTTAAATCTCATTATGAATGGATTTGTTCGTCCAACAGTGGCATTTGTAGGCATAGAAGACCAAACTCTTCTATATGAGTTTGCGTCCGCAGTAGCTTGGTTTGATAATGAGAAGCCCAAACCAGAAAAGGCATCAGCATCCTGCGACACCATATAGGGTGCATTCCTGTTATAAGCTGGAAAGTTAGGCGGCTTCGAAGTTAACATACCCGAGCCCCTGTTTGCTTGGAAAGTGTGGTAAAGCACTTTTGACAAAAACCTAGGATTAAAAACTATATCTATAAAGGTGTTAGGACCTATTATAAATGAATCTTTAATCGCAAAGATTATCTCAGATGCATAGTTAGAAAGCATCTGGACAATACCATTTACCACTTTGATCTTAGCCCATTGCCAACCTGCAGCCGGAAGTTCAGGTAAACCTCTAGTCGATGTGGTTGCTAACGATAGCTGAGGAGTTAAGAGTTCCACAGTATATGAAACCCAAATTTCCCCGAGAGTCGTAGTGGTAGATGGGGTATTGCTGGTACAAACAAACAAGTTGCCTATATCGTAGGTCTTAATATCGCTATTGGCAGGATTAGCACCAGTCCTTACGTAGCGTTGGACTCCAAACTTTCTAAGATTTTGAGGTTTGGAATGGTGTGTGATTTTGTTCCATGGGACTGTTGTAACAGTTTCTTGGAAACTGTTAACCTGTACCTTGCTGGTTGGTTTCGGATCAGCGGCATCATAGTCGATTGCCAAAACTACTGTACCTTGCGTCGATGTGGGACACAAAGGCCTGTAAGAATACTCGAGTCGTCTGAATAAATACGACTCATAGTTGGTGGCAACTCCAGAGAGCCAGGGAAAACTTCTGTTGAGTCCTGGGTTAATAGGATACTCGTTGCAGAAGAAGTTCGCTGATGTCGACGAGATATCTGCGATGTACTCGGTGTGCGATACAACGCAAGTTCTACCATTGGACATGATAGAAGGCGTTCCCGTCTTGGAGCGCGTGGAATTGGCAACAGGTGCAGAACCGTTGATAAGAACCATCGTCTTGTTTTTGCTACGACGTTTCCCATAGAACTTTCTCTTGGCTTGTTGATTTTGGTTGTTGTGGGCGTTACCTTGTGAGTTATTATGCTTGGGTGGCATGATAGCTGATAAATAGATGGTAAAGTCTAAATATCGCGAGGCCCCTGAGTAGGCATAAAGTTATGGTGCTTGGATAAGTACTTTTCAAATCTCTTGTCTTCTTTTGTGGAAAGCCTTCTTTCTACGTCCAACTGCTGCTGAACAGATATTCCAAAGGCCTTCTCAAAGCTGACTCGAGTTAAGTCTTTAACTTCTTCCAGATGTAGTCTTTGCTCATTCACCATATCATATAGAGGTTTTGCTTGCTCACTGGGGCCAGAGAAGTTGTTGTTCTCTATAATGTGCTTACAGAATTGTTGCAGAATTGGTATACCAGAACAATTGGCCAATTCGCATAATGCTAACCCATTCCTGAACCTTTTGATGTTTTGTTCATTAACCTTATAGTCTGTGTACTGAATCCTGGAAAGTAATCTTTCAGGCTTCCTTACCATAACATAAGATCCTTGTTCTTTCTCAATAGGCGAGCACTGGCAGAAATCAATTTCCTCCATCGTGTATGCAATTCTGTCTACCTTAGTGTCTTGTCCAAATAAAGCCATTTGCTCCTTAATCCACGACTCAGTTATTCCTTCAAAATCTTTTCTATCTAAAAAGATCAAACTATCATCTCCACATACTAGTATTGAAGCGTTAGGAAATGTTGTTTGTAGTAAGAAATAATTTGCTAGTGAGTTTTCT